CAGCTGCGGAGCGTCATCCTTCAGATTGTGCAGGGTAACAAGGTCTTCGCCAATAAAATCGCGGATCTTCTCAGCTGCCATTTCGGTGTAACAGGTGCTGGAACCATAAAAAAGCCCGATATTCATAATAGTGTATTCTTTTCAGTTGTTTGCAGCTAAATCAATAGGTTGAATGACTAATGAAACCTATTAAACCCTAATGATTGTTAACTTATGTCGCCATTTTGTCGCCATTTTCTAACGTGGAAACTGGATTGTGTGTTATCGCAGTTTCCAAGTGTTCCGGCGCAAAGTGGGCATATCGCATAGTCATAGAAATGTCGCTATGACCCAGTATTTTCTGAAGTACTAAAATGTTCCCGCCGTTCATCATAAAGTGTGCTGCGAAGGAATGCCGCAGAACGTGTGTCATCTGGCCTTTAGGGAGAATAATTGACGAGGCCTTTATTGCCTGTTCAAAATGCCTTAAGCACGGAGGAAAAAGCGCTTCCGCCCGAATTGCAACTAGCGCTTCATATAGAGGTTTAGAGATAGGGACGGTTCTGTTTTTTCCGCTCTTAGTGTTTGTATAAGTGATTTTATAAGGTATCACTTGTGAGCGTTTAAGATTCTGTGCCTCGCTCCACCTTGCCCCAGTGCTCAGGCAGATGCGGATCATCAAATCCAATGATTCATTTTCAGTCGTTAGTGACAGTAACTCTCTCACATTGTCTTGCGTCAGCCAGGACATTTCCCGCTCAACCGTAGTCAGTTTTCTGAGGTTCGCTAAAGGGTTGGGGTGCTTCCATTCTCCAAGTCGTGTTAACTCATTAAACATCGACGTAAGATAAGAGTGATCCATATTCAAGGTGGACTTTGAAACGCCATTAGCAAATCGACTATCAAGAAAAACTTCACCTGATAGCCTCTCTTTACGATAGTGCGCGAAATCGTTAGCTGTAAAACTGGTGCCCCTGGGATTACCTAGTGCATCGGCCATATGTAATAATTTTCTATAGACCATAAGCCCCGCCCGAAGAGATTGGCCGTGAAGTGAGTACCAAAGTTCAGCCAGTTCCATGAGGGTACGGTTATCACTTTTTTCCGCCATCCATGGGCGGCTAGCAATTTCATTCATAATGAACTGCTCAAATGAAACAGCTTCACCTTTCGTAGGAAACGTTTTACGTACCCGCTGATTTTTTCGTCCCTGCGGGTAGCATTCACATAGCCATTTCCCTGTATCGAGTTTCCGTACAGTCATGCGATCTCTTTATGCATCACCAAGGCCACATAGCCTTTGAGCTTTATGTCGCTCAGGGGGCAATCGAAACTCCCTGCCTCATTAGATACTCTGACTTTTTGCTGAGGTAGACGCATAATCTCGCGTAGAGAAAAGTTTCCGTCGATATCCACCAACCAAAGGCCGTCAACAACTTCTTCTTTAGCCAAATCTAGGATGTATCGACCAGCACCTACAAAGAGAACGTGTGGATCATTAAGAGTCTCAGGGAAGAGTTCTTTATCGACAAAAAGAAGCTCGCCATTGGATATGGCTCCATTAACGAGAACTAAGCTAGGTATTTTTCTTGCTGTATGGTTTTCATTTGAGTACTTCAAACCCTTCCCCAATGCCAGCCATTCGATATTTACGCCGGTTTCAATAACTGCCTGGATGACCCAATCGGCTGGGAAAATATCCCTTGAATAGCGAGATGCCATCGTGCTTTTCGAAACCCCTAACTGCTCGCATAGAGCCTGCCGTGTGCGAAAGCCATAAACCTCTAAAAGCCGATGTACCACTTCCTGACCACCAGTAGTAAATTCCATGATTCCCCTCGGGTTCTCAAATAGGCTTTGACAAGTACCCAATTTCGGATCTAAAGTTGGCGTCAGAAGTTCGAAATCGGGTTCAATACCGTTAAATAGTCTAAATTGGCGCTCCAACGCCAAACTTGAGGATTCTGACTGATGCAGCCAAACATTTCAATCGCTCTCACTGTCCCGCACATGACGAAGGAAAAATACAGCCAGGAAACTGGGATTGATGCAGATACCATCGATTTGATGCTCAAAGATGGTCGCCTGTCCTCTTACCGTCATCGTCTCCGTAAAGATGGCAAACGTGAACTGATCCTGATCAATGTCGTTGCTCTTGCAATCGATGCGCTGACAGAACACAAGGTAAAGTTCTCAGAATCGCTACCCAGTACTCAGCGCCGTACTGTTCGTAATGCTTGAGTTCATTATCGGGATTAGGAGTTCCAAAGCGATGTTTGATTTTCAAGTTTCCAAACACCCACACTTTGATGATGCTTGCCGGTCGTTCTCGCTGCGTCACAACCTGACTGATCTCGCAATCAGTGCTGGCATGAATGTACAGATGCTGCGCAACAAGCTTAATCCCGAGCAAAAGCATCAGCTTACCTGCTTAGACCTGATGCGACTCACAGATATAACTGAAGATGCCAGTCTGCTGGATGCCGTATTAGCTCAGATGTACTGCCTACCATCCGTGCCGGTCAATGAAATGACGGTTGATAAACTGGATGTCTATGCGCTTAAAGCAACTGCTGAAGTTGGTCAGCTAGCAGCATTCGCAGTGTCCGGTGATCGAATGACGGCAGGCGGCAGAAGTGCTCTGGTTAATAGCATTAATTCCGGTGTTCGCTATCTGTCTTTGGCTGCTCTTGCGGTACAGGCGCGCATACATAGTAATCCCACGTTGTCATCCACCGTAGACGCGGTGAGCGGTATCACTGCATCAATCGGGCTGAGCTGAGGTAACTATGGCTTTTTCTGTGGCACCTCTTTTGAAGCGTCAGAATCCCTCTCCATCATTCGGGAATGGCTGGATTATGGGTGAGAAGGGCAGGCGCTGGCATCCGGCAAATTCTCAGGCGGAATTGCTGGCAGGTTTAACGTCCAAAGGGAGTAAGAGCAAATGGCTATTAATGCTGAACAAGCTATTGTCACAATGACGGCTGGAGAGCGCGTTAAAGGCTTAAGCCACATTGCGAATATACGTACAAAAGTTTTCGGTGAAAGCTGCGGCGACGAGCTAAAGCGGTTCATGATAGATATGCGCGATAAGCGCGATGGGTATTTTGAAAAGAATAAGCGTGCATTGGCCGCAATATTCTTTCTGGCAAACATTAATTCAACGCGTCATGAATGTGACTTTGATGAACTGACGAGTGATGAAAAGTACGCGCTGATAGGTGCAATGAACCACTTTCGTGCAGTCGTGAGTTTATTTCCTAAGAAGCTTTCACTGCCTAACTAAGTAATTAATCGAAATTCAAGGCGTAAACCCGCCGGGCATTCTTTTGCCATAATTTGGAGAAACACAATGAATAATTCAGAAGTAACCCCGTCAGCTAATGATTTGCATCTGAATCAGTTGCTGACTCAGGCGCGTACCGAAGAAAGAAAAGATAAAGCGCTGGCTGTCTCAATTCGCCTTGAGGCGCTGGCAATTGTCATTACACGCAAAGAAATGAGTCTTAAAGAAGTTGCTGAATTATTACGTCAGGAAGCGCAGCGTTTTGAAAATGAATCACAGGAGCTGCACTAATGGCTGATTCAATGGATTTGGCGCAGCAACGCGAGGCTGAGAATCTGGCCCGCAGTTTGGCGAACGTGATTAATCGTCCTGTGATGATCAGCGCATTCTTTTGTGAAGAATGCGAAGCCCCTATCCCGGAAGAACGTCGCAAGGCACTTACTGGTGTGACTCTTTGTGTGGCCTGTAAGGAAGTTCAGGAAATGCAATCCACTCACTTTAAAGGGGCGTCCCTATGAACACGGTTCTTAAGTGGGCTGGTAGTAAATCCCGCATCATGGCTGAAATCAATAAGCACTTGCCAGTGGGTGATCGACTGGTGGAACCTTTCGCGGGTTCGTGCGCAGTAATGATGAATACAGATTACCCAGCTTATCTGGTGGCTGACGTAAACCCCGATTTAATTAATCTGTATCGTCAGATTAAGGAGTTCCCGCAGCAGTTCATTATCGTGGCTAGTCGTGCATTTTCTGAAAATCGCTCAGGCGAAAGCTACTATAAAATCCGTGAGATGTTTAATCATCATCTCGGTCTTCCATTGTTAGAGCGTGCCGCATATTTCCTGTATCTGAATCGCAATGGATATCGTGGCATGTGTCGGTATAACCAAAAAGGAAACTTCAACGTTCCGTTTGGTCATTATGATGAGCCTTATTTTCCTTTGGATGAAATCAAAGCTTTCGCAGAAAAGGCAGGGCGCGCCACGTTTATATGCGCTGATTTTAATGAAACGCTGGATATGTTGAGCGCTGGCGATGTGGTTTATTGCGATCCTCCATACGATGAAACGTTTGCTGAATATCACGGCGGCGGATTTGGAAAGGATAAACAGTATGAGCTGGCATCCGTTCTGAGTGATGTCGCCAATCGTTATCCAGTCATAGCATCGAACAGCAACACCAGGCTGGTTAAAAGCTTGTACCGACAGTTTGACCTGCATCAAATCACTGCCCCGCGCAGCATTGGTGTCGCAGCTGGTAAAGGTAAAAGCGCGGAAGAGTTAATTGCTGTCAGCAGGCCGATTGGCACAGCGGTAAAATATGCAAACCCGCAGTTTTATCCTGGGCAAATAAGCGAGATTATACTGTGATCCATTATCACGGCGGGCCAATCACGCCTGATACATGCGCCCTGAAAGCATGGAAAGGTAGGCATGCGTTCATTAGTTTTGCGAACGCATCGCAGTTACCTCTTGCAAGTGAAATTTGCCAGAGTTTCGCGCTGGATAATGGCGCATTCAGCTTTTGGACCAAAAAGCGCGTTGTGAGCTGGAGTGTGTATTACCAGTTCGTGGCGCGCTGGGCAAATCATCCCCGCTTTTCGTTTGCCATAATCCCGGACGTTATTGGCGGTAGCAGTGAAGAGAATGATGCACTTATAGCTGAGTGGCCGCACGGCAAAGTGATTGGAGTACCTGTGTGGCATATGAATGAACCAGATGAACGGTTCATTCGTCTGTGCCATGAGTTCCCGCGCGTCGCGCTAGGTTCGATGGGGGAATACGACGCAAGAAGACCAAAAGATTGCGCCGCTCGCCTTCGCGATCTTATACGTCACGTTGTAGATGAAAACGGCTATCCAGTCGCAAAGTTGCACGGGTTGAGAATGCTGAATAAAACTTTATTCACGCAAATACCTTTGTCCTCTGCCGACAGTACGAATGTTGCGAGAAATATAGGTATTGATAAAGCCTGGAACAAAAGCGCTTATGCGCCAGCAAGCAAAGAAACCAGGGCTTCGGTGCTTGTTGAGCGTATTGAATCTATGAACAGCGCCAGCTCTCTTAATTACAATGCCGAAAAAGATATATTTACCCCCCAACTGGCATTTGAAATATGAGCCACCCAACTACTTCGCAAGAATGGGCCTATGCCTGGAATGAACCCAGGAAGGCCATAGCCAGCCCCTACCTCACATATGACCAAATTCAACGCCGTGATCAGCTGATTGCGGCTGTTTCTCATGCGCGCGAAATACTGGAAGGTCAGCCCGCGCTTGTCCGTATCGACGTTAATCGCCGCCTTGCTGAGTTGGAAAAAGAAGGTGGAGTTCAGCGAGCCAATGCCTATTTAACGAAAACTTTCGTTGAGCGGACATTGCCACGCCTTGAGCTGGTAAATGCACAGTATCGTCTCGGAGAAATGAACCAGGGCACGTTTACTCTTCTTACAGAGAATGCAGGGGATAACGGCCGGGCTGCATCTGCGGCCGGTACTCTGTGGGAGCTGATGAGAAGATTCAATCGACTGCCGGAAATGGCTCGCGCCGATGTTGATCTGCTGGCTGGTGATGTAGCCAGTTTTATTTTGTCAGAGATGGTCCAGGCACATGGGCAGGGCTTTGACGAATCAGACTATAAATACACTCACCGCATCTACATGATGGCGGCAGGCATCACGCGTGAATTAAAACAAACCCCGCCCCTTTGGGAAAAAGTCACATCTCGCCTGTTTGATCCCCAAGAAGTGACACCGGCCATTATGCGTATGCAGACGGAAAAATGGTGGAAAGGCCGCCTGCGCCGTATAGCTGCTTCATGGCGCGAACATCTTCAGATCGCCCTTGCGAACGTCAGCAAAAAACACACCCCTTACGCCAGCAGCATGACGGTTATCGAATGGCGTGAGCAGAAGCGTCGCACCCGCGAATTTCTTAAGGGCTTTGACCTTGAGGATGAATTAACCGGGGAGCGCATAAGCCTGATCGACAAATTCGACGGCAGCGTGGCAAATCCGTCTATTCGCCGTGGTGAGCTGATGAACCGCATCAGCGGCTTTGAGAAAATCTGTAATGAGATGGGTTACGTAGGCGAGTTTTATACTGTGACCGCCCCATCCCGCTATCACGCAACAATCAAAACCGGGCACCGTAACCGCAAATGGAACGGAGCCAGCCCCGCTGATACGCAACGGTATCTCTGTAACGTCTGGCAGAAAGTACGCGCGAAACTTCATCGTGAAGACATTCGCATTTTTGGCATCCGTGTTGCTGAGCCTCACCATGACGCAACGCCGCACTGGCACATGCTGATGTTCATGCTTCCTGAGAATGTTGAAAGGGTCGGTCAGATTCTGCGTGATTACGCTTATCAGGAAGACAGCAGTGAGCTTGCCACTGACAAAGCCAGAAAGGCACGATTCCATGCTGAGGCCATCGATCCGGATAAAGGCAGCGCCACCGGTTATATTGCTAAGTATATTTCCAAGAATATCGACGGTTACGCTCTTGATGGCGAACTGGATGATGAAAGCGGTAAAGAGCTTAAAGATACTGCGCCTGCCGTTTCGGCCTGGGCTGCACGTTGGCATATCCGCCAGTTTCAGTTTATTGGTGGCGCGCCGGTGACGGTGTTTCGTGAGCTTCGCAAAATGCGAGATAGCGAAACTGCACACGGGTTGAGTGTTGAGTTTGGCACGGTCCATGATGCGGCTGACGGCGGAAAATGGGCAGAGTATGTAAATGCTCAGGGTGGCCCGTTTGTTAAGCGTGAAGAGTTGGTGGCGCGTAACTGGTATCAAACAAGCCAGGACACTAACGAGTACGGAGAAGAAATCACGCGCATTCAAGGGGTCTATGCACCTTCAGTCGGCGATGACACGCCTATTTTAACCCGCCTTACCAAATGGAAAATTGTTTCAAAAATCGCCGTTGATTTGGGGGTTGACCTTAAGGGTGCGAATGCGCCCTCTCGGAGTTCTGTCAATAACTGTACGGGGAGATCGGGATCTGAGGATCTGACGAAACCGGAAAGTATGCCTGATTTAGACTTTGGCAGTATGGGCAGAAAAGAACGGCGGAAGCATTTAGCAAGAATCAGAGCGCAGCAACCAGTAAGAACTCAAAAAGTGTTCAGGCGTTCAGATACAAAGGAAGCAGCCTGCATCAGAGTTATTGAGCAAATTCGTGATTTAAGCGGTGAAACGATCAGCCGTGGATTGGCCACGCGCTTAATCGGTGGTACTGAAACTCGCATTTGCGGGCAGTGGTTTAGTAGTACTGCCCTAGGTGAATTGTTGAGGCCACGAAAAAAATCAGATCCTCAAGCTTTGCTGGCCCGTTTTGAGTTGCTGGCAAAGAAGAGTTATGAAGCAAATTAGCACTGATCTTCAGTAAGGGTATTCCTAACGAAGGTAAAAAAACGTTTCACATTTCAGTGAAGTTTATATACTGTGTTTATGTACAGTATTAACCGATTGGGGAGGGATTATGCAGGACCGTCTTTTGGAGGAGGTTAAACTCCAGCGCATTGATTTTATTTTGAAAAAAGTCGCTTTTAGCGCTTGCGATGATGAAGAAAAAAGCATGGCCATTGACTGGTTATTGGAGTTGACAGGTGAGCTTATGTCCAAGGTAAGAGAGCGTGATTGTATTGGCTCGCACTAATAAGGTTGTGATTCGCCATGGCAAAGTTTGACGACAATTATCAGGTCATTTACCGGGGCGAAATACTCCAAAAATATGTTCCAGCTGGGTGGGTTTTCTTCCAGCGCCCTAAGCAAAATGGCGGTGGTTACTGGTTGGGTCGGACTTACGATGGCGTTTTTGTATTTGAGTTTTTGGAGCCTGTATCACTTTCGCAGGGTCTCTTATACCTTCAGCAGTTATCAACCGCAGAGCCTACTGAACAGCCACGGAAAGATGACTTTTCCTTGTTATGAAAAAATTATTCCTAGTGCATGACTATGCCGCATGAATTCGCATGATCCCTTACGGATCATTTCCTCTGAAGCCCGCCAGTAATGGCGGGCTTTTGCATATGTCATGCAGGTGCATGAAAACCACTCCCTAAAGCGGGCAGGCGTGGCGGGGGTACGAGCGCGCGCTGCTGCTAGATATTGCCTTATAAATGTTTTATAAAGAGTTACTGATTACATCGCGGACGCTATGATGACTGGATTGCACAGTGTGGCGGATCACTTGGCCAAACAGGCTACTACCAATTATAGAAAGGGTGCCGGTTATTCAGCACTCGCTGATGCTTTCGGTAGGACAGCTTACAATCGCTATTACTATGCCTGTTATTTAGACATGCGACGATTCATTGGCGAACTGAATTCTCAGTGGGCTGGTGTGAATCATGCTGAAGTCCCTAATCACCTGACTGGAGCAGTTTTAAAAAAAATAAATCGAGAGTTAATTAATTGTGAAAAAAACGGGCTAATGAGTTCGGGGCAAGTTTTTTCCAAAAAAAGCATTATTTCAACCGCTTTGCATACCATGGCATCAATAATGGCTGAAGCTTATACAATAAGATGCACGGTCGACTATGAGCCAGATATTATGATTGTATATAAAAATGAAAAGATTTTGATTGAAAATACAACTGTAGCAACAGCGAAAGATTGGTTGTCTAAAATAAATATAGAAAAATTTAAAGTAATTAAGGTTATGAAGGAGGTAGGTCTTGTCTAGTAAGGAAATACTTATGGAGTTATTAGATAAGTTCCCTATGATATCAGTCAAGGATATAAGTGATTTCGCAGGCGCGATATTACTTGTTGTGCCAATGCAGAAAGTCACTGCTTTAGCGGAGAAGGGATCGATAACTAAAAGACAAATAAATTCAATTTCTAAAAAAATTGAATCCGCTTTAAATGTTAAGGTTTTTATAAGTTATTCACTCTCGGCGCAGAAAGGAAATATAGAGGCAGGGCTAAAGGCTATTGCTAATGCTAACTTCAAAAAGGGCAAGATTACAGATTTAGATGTTTCTTTCATTGATTCAAAAACCATTGATTTGTTTTCTTTTTGTAAAAGTCTATCAACTGATGATACTACCCAATGGGAAGCTTTAGTAAATTCTTATTTGAATGGTCTTAATATAAAAATAAATAATTTTCACTATGAGCAAAAATTAAATCCCGAACCCAACGCCATGATTATACTTAGAGCAGCTAAAAAAATATTTCCCTTCACGATAGCTGAGTTAACCGTAGCGTTAGAAACTGGCGGGTATCATGTTGATTCAAATGATTGGTTAAATAGCAAGTTGGACCTTCTCAGGAAAAAAAACTTGATAATCCGAAACCGTGATGGAGTCTATCGATTCACTCAGTTAGGGCTAGATGCTGTACCTATAACCAAATCACGCCAAAGCTCAGATGTTGAGAGGATTCTGTATCTTGCGCGCAAACATTTATAATGTTACTTTTGGGAAGGTAGTGGCGTTCACGAGAGCATGTATCATGCTCATTAGTGAAGGTCGCGCACAGAATGTTCGCCTGCAAATCAGCAGTCGTTCCTTC